CAAAAGAGATAGAACAATCACTTATAGATGGTGACATCGATATTGCTTGTCATGCGTTTAAAGATTTGACTCGTGATAATGATGATAAATTAGAAATCGCCTGTGTATTACCAAGAGCAGATTTTAGAGATGCACTCATTGGTAATCATATTAATCCAAGAACAATTGGCACAAGTAGTCCTCGCAGAATTTGGCAATTAAAAGAATTATATCCTGGTGCAGAAATTGTTCCTATTCGTGGTAATATAGATACTCGAATTGCTAAACAAGAAAATGGCGAATATGATGCTATTGTTTTAGCAAAAGCAGGACTTGATGCGATGGGAATTACTATTAAAGCAAGTCGTATATTTGGTACTGCTGACATGATGCCTGCACCTGGTCAAGGTGTAATTGCTTTACAAACTCGTAAGGGCGATCAAAGTATTAAACAAATACAAAACAAAAATGATATGGAAACGTGGTATTGTTGTATGGCAGAAAAAGAAATGCTTAAAACAATAAACGGAGATTGTCAAACACCGATTGGTGCATTAACCTATATTGACGGAGAGAATATCAGAATGGTAGCTAAAAACTTTGAGAATGGTAAATTAGCCTATGAAGAAGGTCATCTAGATTCATTTAAGACCATTGGAATCCGAGTCGGTATGTCACTATTATAAAAAAGGGCCATGACTGGCCCTCTTCTATTTAATTCTAGTAATTACTTTTCAGTAACAAACTCATTTAATTTTCGAGCAAGACTAATAACAGCTGCTGCTGATATTTTCTTTACTGGAATTGGTTTGATATCTTCTGGATTATTCATGTTATGCTCTTGCACAGCTTGAATTTCTCTTTCGATATTACTGTACAGAATTCCTTCTGCTTGACTTAATAGATTTGCTCTGATTTCAAAGCCTGTTAAATTTGACATATTTTTCTCCTGTGTGTGTATGTGTGTCATGTACATTGCTGTACCTATTATTTATAACAAATTCCAGACAAAAAAAGAGGAGCCCGAAGGCTCCTCCCAAAGATACAACTAATTTATTATTAGAATAAGTTAGTTACACGTACTCTTCTGTAGTACTTGTTAGTATCGTTAGTTAATGCACCAAGACCTTGGCTAGATACATCACCCTGTGCAAATGGATTAGCAACCATTCCATAACGAGTTTTGAACCCGATTTTTGGTTGGAAGCTATTCTCACCAACAGCACGTACCATTTGTAATGGAACGTATGGGCAATAGAATAAACCAGCGTCGAAAGCGCTTGAACCTTTGTAGCCAACTACTAAGTAGTTTGAGCCAGCAAATGGGTCGATATATACTCTGAATCTTCCGTTAAGAACACCAGCAAAAGTATTACCTGTGTCATCAACTTCTAAAGAGTTAGAGTTAAGAGCAGGAGCGTAGTCAAGTACACCAGCCATTTGTAAAGCAGAAGCAACGTCTGAAGAACAAATAACGATGTTACCTTTCCCTCTACGAGTTCCCTTTGCAATAGCGTTAGCTTCTTGTTCAACTTGGAACATTAAGCCTTTGAACTTCTCTACAGACCATCTACCATTCGCATCAACGTCTAAGTCAAATACGCCTGCGTTTGCAGTGCCAGGAGCACCAACTTCTGCAGTGTTATGGATAGTTCTAACAACTTCACGGTTGATTTCTGTTAAGATTTCAGTTTGAAGAATGTTAGCAAGTTCTGTTTCAGCGTCTAAGCCGTGAACAGCTCTTAGGTCCTGAGCAAGCTCAGTTGTGTATTCAGCTTTTAAAGCTCTTGTCTTCGCAGCCACTGTAACTTTCTCAATTGAGAATGCCATTTCAGCGTATGCGTCACCAACACCATCTCCTAAAGCTTCACCAGCGCCTGTGTCAAGACCTGTACCAGTCGTGATAAGTGCTGTGTTAGCATTTGTCAATGTGTTTGCGTGTGTACCAGTACCAGAGAAGTCTGTATCAGCTTCGTTATAGAAAGCTTCGTCTCCGCCCTGTGAACCGTATCTAGCTCTCATCGCAAAGATAAGACCTGTAGGACCAGTCATAGGCTGGACACCACAGATGTCGTATGCGATTAAGTTAGGTACTGCTCTACGTACTAGTGAAATCAAGATAGGGTCATAACCAGCTGTTGGACCAGCTGCTGCATTACCTGGAGATACAGTTGCAGAGAAACCACCTGTGCCAGCATCGTTAGTTGGTGCTGCCTCAGAAAGAAGTGATGTCATATTTGCAGACAAGTCACCTGTTTCTGAAAGTGCTCTTTCTGTATTCTCAAGGATAGTAGCGGTTACTGCCTTCTTGTGTGAGTCAGTAATTGGCGAAAAAGATTCGTGCTCTAGGATAGGGCCCCACTTTTCTACCAATGCTTGATAATTACTCATAGTAATTCTCCCTTTTTTAGTTAATATTAAATTATTTTAACCAATTTAATTATTCTTATTGCTTTTTCTGCTTAGCATTGAATGCTTCAACTAGAGCATTAATAGAAGTGTAATCAGAAGCTGGTTTAGTTACTTCCTGTTCTTCTAGAATAATTTCGTCTTCTTCGACATCCTCTACTTTAGGGGTGGCAATTTTGCCTTCGCTAAAGAAGGATTCCTTGATTACTGAAAGATTTGAAGTATAATCTTCGATGTCTTCCACGTCAAGCTTTTCAGAAAGTACTTTAAAACGCTCTACCTGATTTTCAGATAAGCCTTCTGTCATACTCTCAAATACTTTTTCTGCTTTCATAGATGAGATAGCAGCTTTAAGCTCAATGTTCTCATTTACGAGACCATTACTACCTTCTTCTAATTCAGCAACTTGTTTTTCTAAACTGTCAACTACATCAAAAGTGTCTTCGTCAATCTCGATGTTGTGCTCGTTGAATAGGTCTTTAAGACCACCGAGTAAAGATTCAGCCATTTCAACTTTAATTCCAGCTTCAACAGCAATCTTGTTCTCTTCCATCCACTCACCAACAACGTAGTCAAGATACTTGTCTACATTTTCGACAACGTCTTTCATACGATTTTCGATAGCTTCTGATAATTCAGTTTCTAACTTTTCTTCTAGCTCTTCTTTTAAAGACTCAGTCTTTGTTGCAACTTCTTCGTTAACAGCTGCTTCGAATACTAGCTTAATATTGTTCTTAAATTCATCTGAAAGATCGGTACCTTCAAAAATTGATTCGATTGAAGATTCAACCTCAACAACTTCTTCTACAACTTCTTCCGCAACTTCTGTTTCTTCAGCAGTTGGTACTTTCTCACCGGCTTTTTCTTGGCCAGGAGTCTTTACATCTGATTTTTTGACTTCGACTTCGCCTTTTGAAGACTTCTTCTCTTTATTGTCACCACCTTCTGGAGTTACAGGTTGTGGTACTTCAGAGTAGCCGTCATCAGCAACGAATTTTTTCTTGTCGTCTGCCATAATTTTCTCCTTTTAATACTTGTTTAAATACAAATTAAATCTGATAGTAATATTTATTACTTTATTTATTTCCCAAAGAACGAACAAATGCTTCAAGCATTTTTGCCGCCGTTGCTTCGTCAATTGTTCGCACTACACGATTAACCTTTTTCTCTACTTCTTCAACAATTTCTTCGATGACTTCAGCTACTTCCTGAGGCCTCCAAGATGAAGATGCAATATCGTAATAATACTCTCTGTTCTCCATAATGCCATTCACAAACGCATTAGGAGCTGATGGGTCGGTTACAATATCCACTGTTGCCAAATGAAAGTCTTTTTGAACTTCCATTACACCATCTTTCAATTGTTTAACCGAACCTAACCCTCTTGTTGAAACGCCAATTTTAACACCTTCATCAAGTAGAGATTTTACAATCTCTCCCATAGGTGTTGATAAGATTTTTGCTTTACCGTAAAAATCATTACCTTCGCGTCTCATTGATGTAATTAAGTGTGAAACTCTGTCACCATTAATTGTTGGACCGTCTGGATGTCCCAGTTCTCCAAGTGCGCGTTTATTTTTGATAAATTCTGTATCATAACGCTTCATCTCTTTTTCAAGAGTTTCGCTTGGATATGTTCGTCCATTTCTATTTTTAATGTCACCTTGCATGAAGATACCTTCGATAAAGTGGGACTTAGTTCCGTCCTCTTTAGCCTCGGTAATTACTTCAAGGTTTTCATTTAGTTCTGTAATAAGTTTCATATTATCACCTTAATTAAATATCTTTAATCTATTTATTAACTTATGGTACACCATTAGCGTTTTTATTGTCGTAGAAGTTTTTGTTCAACTCTCCACGTTCAACAGTTTCCCCTGCTTTTCTTACTCTAACGTAAGTATACTGAGCGTTTCCGCCAGTTGGAGTAAATGTTCTAACTCCTGCAGTTGTGGTTCCGTTTGCATCACTATATGTATTAGATGCAGTTGCGGTATTTTCATATTCCCAAATACCGTTTGAACCTGGGACGCTAACCCATGCCATAATTAAATTCCCGCTTTAGTAGCGAATTTTAGGATTTCATTGAATCCTTTTTTGTCTGTGTGTAACTGGTCTTCCATCTCTTTCTTATTTTTTGGATTTAATCCATTGAGCATTCCATTTAGATGTTCTGCATCTGAATGGTCAAGTTTAACAACTTCACCGCTCTTAAGTTTGAGACTGCCAGGTTTAAAATTTGCTTCGTTTACCTCTTCTGACATCTCATATCCAACTTCCTTAGCAAGGTTTGGATGGATATCAGCTGCGTCGTCTTTGTCTCCATCATAATGGAATACAGCAAATTTCCAAACATCCTTAGCATCACCACTTACGAAAGCCATGTCATCACCATGCATTGAGATTTTTACATTAAATCTTTTTTCGTGAGATTCTTTCGTTTTGTCGTCGCCGATATAATCAACGTCGATTTTAGCTTCGCTTAATAAGAATGCTTCTGTAATTGTTTTTGTTTCTTCGATACCTTCATACATGCTATTCATGATGTTGTCAACTTCAGTTTCATCTGGGACTGTAATGTCATCGTCGTTATCAACACCTAAATCGTCGTCTTGTTCAATATCTTTCTTAACAACTTCTGAACCTTTAGCATATGCATATAATGATTTAACATTACCAAATACTTGTGCTAATTTATTCTGCCACCATTCTTCTGGGTCCATATCTTCAGCACCAAGATATTCCATAATCTCTTCAGATGCATAACAGATAAAGTGTAATTGCTTCATCATCATAGATACTTCTTCTTGGGGACTCTCAAGAAGGTCTTCTGTATCAGATACTTTTTCAATTAGTCCTTTAAAAGTTAATTTTGTTTCGTCGATATTACGAGGCATCTTAAATGGTTTAGCTTTAGCTGCAGCTCCACCATCATACTTTTTCTCGTCGTCACCAGCTTTGGTATCTGCTGGGCGCTCTTTTTTCGTTACGCCTTTAATTTCACCAGTATGAACATAATCAGGAGCAACGGGGTGCTTGATTAATTCAATCTTATGCTGGTCTTTAAAAGCTTTCTCTTCTGGCGACTTTGGTTGTGCCACTTCAGAGAGGAGGTCTTTAAAGTTCTTCATATTTAGTCCCTATTTAATTTAATTCGTTATAATTTATTTATTTCAAAAAGGATTCTCGTCTGCGCCTTCATCGTCGATAGGCTCTTCTGCCTTTTCTTTTTCAATTTGGTCATTCATCTCGCTAAACTCTTCTTCGCTTAGCTGCAATATGTTACGAATAACCCATTCTCTAGAATAATATTTTCCAATTTGGTCTTCGATATCTCTTAGTGTACTCATACGTTCACGTAGTATCTCAGACTGTTTCAATTCGTCGTAATAATTATCCTTAGCAAATTCATATCGTATATCGTTACGAATTGCATCAAATTCATCAGGGGTTAAAATACCCTTGAGAATAAGCTGTTTTTCTAAGATAATATTAAATAACCAAGAAAAACGCGTTCTAATTCTTTTGATGAACTTACCAAATTTTAGTTCATCTCTTGTTATTTCTGAAGTTCTACCAAATGATGCCTGTGTTTCAGGCTCCAAACGTGTTAAAGGTACTTTCAACGCTTTATATAGTTTACGTTGGAAGTACAACATGTTTGTATCATCACTTAAGCCTTGAGCACTGCCTCCAGCTAGTGTATCAACTTCAGTTGTTCGTTCACCACCTCTACGTGGGAACCAAAAATCTTCAGTCATTGTCAACATTTTACGTGAGTCACTAATTTCACCAGTTGACGAATTATATTGTAACTTATTCTTATGTCGAGTCATCATATCTCTTAGATACTGCTCGGCCTTATTCTTAGGCAAGTTACCTACATCAATATAAAAAATTCTTCTTTCGGGTGCTCTTGTTAATGTGTAAATAACAGTCGCATCTTCTAACATACGAAGTTGGTTTAACGGCTTTATCGCTGGATGTAAATGAGATAATACTAAACTGTTATTCTCATTCATTAAACCCGATGTTACTCGAGCTATACTGTCTTTAGCGATTCTAAAACCTACCGTGCTTCCTGAAGCACTAGTTGCACCAAATCCATTGTCTGAGTACATATAATACTCATTTTTAATCTTTTTAGTAGGATATCCACTATGTGGGTCCTTACTCTTCTTGTCAACTTCTCGTATTAATTTTAATTTACGAGGGTCGCAATAACGAAGTTCTTGTATACCCTTTTTAATATTCTTAGGGTCAATTATAATATGGTAGTTTAATCTACCATCAACGTAGAATTTGTGAAACATATCGTAACCATTGTTTGCCATATCTAGCATAGCAACGATATTACCAAATTCTTCTACGATGCGATTTTTTACTTTATCTGGTAAATCAGTT